TATCAGGATCGAGATCTGCAATTTATTAAAAAAGATGCCGAACAGGGTACGGAAAAGACCCTAATGCTGAAACTGCTGACCAGTTATACCTGTAATGCTACTTGTGTGAGTTGTGGTTCAGGGTCCAGTAGTAGGTGGGCACAGTTGGATCAAAAAGAAAATCCTAAATTAAAAATAAAAAAATATCAATTTATTGATTTAGAAAAAGTTTATAAAGAAGTGGATTTTTCTAGCTTAGTAACTCTAACTTTGCTTGGCGGAGAGCCGCTGTATGAAAAAAAGAATTTCCAAATATTAGAAAAGTTATTGGAATTAGGAAATAGTCAATGTTTTATCAGCATGGTCACCAATGGCAGTGTGGCTATTTCTGAAGACTATAAAAAAATATTATCAAAATTTAAAAATCTTAACTTTTGTGTCAGTATCGACGGTACTGGTCCAGTATTTGAATATCTACGTTATCCACTGGATTGGTCCTTGTTAGAATCAAATTTAAAGTTTTTCCGAGAACTTACAAATTTAGTATCAGCAAATTATACATTAAGCAATCTTAACGTACTGCATCATAATACCACTGTTGCGTGGTTTGCAGATCAAAAAATTGAATATGCTAATAATCCAATTTATCGCCCTGCCTGGTTACAACCACGTGCCCTGCCCATGCATGTCAAACAACATCTAAAAACAGTGCTCAGCTCTGTGGACTATGACATGTACATAGGAGACTGTCACACCAGCACAGATCAGACCAACTTTGAAGAGTTTTTAGTACAAATCAAGCGGCAAGATCAGCTCAAAGATATCAGCATTAAAAATTATCTTCCAGAACTGTGTGAGTTAATTGGTCTTGACTTGTTTGAGTAGGTCTTTTAATTTTGAGCCGTCAATGGTAGCTGATATTTTGGCAACTTCGTCAGTGTTTTCGTCACCTTCGTCATTGTTTTTTACACTCAATTGACTCTTGGCCTTGATTGAATCATAGATGCTGGGTTTTTTAACAAACCCTGAACTCTGCTGTTGATCTTCACCAAGATCTCTAATGCGTAAACTTTCAAGATCAAACTCTAGATCAACCTTTTGTCCCACACCTGCACTGGATCGAGTTTTCATTAGTTGTATTTGATAACGGCCACGCTCACGCATGGCTCTTGATGTAAAGATACCAAACACGTTGTCAGCTGTGTTAATCTTTGAAATACCACCCGAAATATGACTGTGGTCAAACTCGATCTCTTCCACTGCGGCACGGTTCAACTGCGATGCCGTTACAAACAACACATTGAGTTCCTTGGCCAAGTTACGCAGTTCTTCACTCACATACTTGTCTTTGACAAACAGATCATTGGGACTAACTTTGGCACTCACAGGCATAATCAAGTCCAGGTAATCTACACATAAGAAATCAACTTTTTTACCTGTTTTAACCTGTAGCTCTTTTAAATACGCACGGATGTCGTTGACAGTACTCTGTGCTGGCATGTATTTAATTTGCAGTCCTCCGGATTTCTTTTGCATCATCTTTACTTTCATTTCCACTGTGTCGATGTCTTTAAAGATTTCTTTGCTGGATGTATTGGTCATCATAGAGTCAATACGCATAGAGCACAGTCCTTCGGAAAGTTCTAGTGTAAGATAACAGCCATTGAGTCCTGCTTGTGCCCAGTTTACTGCCAAGTTTTGCATGAACAATGATTTACCCGATCCTGACCCTCCGGCAAAGATCTGTAGTTCACCTCGATTAAATCCGCCATACAACAATCGATCTAGAGCAGGCCAGCCTGTGGAGTTCTGTCCGTTGTTGTTTTTCAACGCCATGAGTCGAGCTCTAGGATCATCAAAGTAATCTGTACCCAGATCCTTGGTCAATGAAATCTGCACGGCATCCTTGATCAATTTTTCCACAGGATCAAAATTGCCTTTTTCCAACAAGTCTGCTGACTTTAAAATTGCACGTTCTAGTTCTTGTCTGCGAGTAAACGCTTCAAATTCTTCCATGAACCAGTCAAGGTGTCCGTCATTTAAGTCTGGAATTTCTTCTAAGCTAACGTTGGTCACTGCCGACACCTGTCTGCGGTCCGGCAGAGTTTTATGCTTGTCTGCATGTTCTTTTATAAACTTAGCCGCCGAACGCAGGCTACGATCAAAGTTTTCTTCATTGTAGATATTCTGTACTCGCACGAAACTCTGTGCGTCTTGCAGTATAATCTCTAAAAATAATCTTTGTACTTCTACTGAATAGTCTTTCATGTGTCTTCTCTCGTTGTATCTATGAGTTTAATCTTTGAGGCTGTGATTTTTTAGATCCATTGTAGCTGTTTTAGTTTAGGTAAAAGCGAAGTAGTAAACCAATGATGATTGCCTACTGCACCTTGATGGCCAAACCATCCATAAGTTTCAAAATCTTCTGGCTGATTTGTATTATAGTTTATAGAATAGTAAGTATCTCGATCTAATAATAGTCGTGAATCATTGTACGCTTGTTTTTGTAAACTATTCAAAGTAGACCACCCTGTGATTGGCTGAAAGGGCTCGGATAAGTTTACTATCAGTACACGAGTAGAAATTTTTTCTAGATACGCAAGCAACATTATTAGTTGGCGTAATATCTGCGCTTCTTGCCAACTGCGATTCCATTGATCAATTTCTTGTCTACCCAGTTGATGACGGGTTAATTGTTTTAGTCCACTGTGACACGGAACTTCTAGTCGTCTCACTTCGTTTAACCTATTGTCAAACTTGGTATACAGTTTTGATCTAGCATCATTTTCAAACAACGTGAGTCGTTGAATGGGTGGCACACCAATGACTATATAATCATCTAAGTTGAATAAATTTGAGTTGGCAACAATGATATGAGCAATACTGTCTATGTTGTTTCCTGGCCAAGAAAAATTTTCAATTCCTTCAATATCAAGTTTGTTGGCCAGTAGTCCCCACCAACTATCCTTGGGTTCTACACAGAATCCTGGTGTGCTATAGCTGTCGCCAAAGACATATAACTTAGACATTAAACTTCCTTAACAAATTTTTACGGGCTATTTCTATCTTGATTCTACTGGTATTTCTAGATTCAAATATGCTCAGCATGGTTGCAACTTTGCCATAGCGTCGAACCGCATCGTTAATGTCTTTGACATCTGTGTGCCAGTTGGGCATACTCACTGCCCATCCTAGTTCTATGGCACGGTCCACTAACTTCATACCCGCTTCGTCCTGATCTGGAACCACAGTGACTTCTCGTTCTAGAGATCTTATCAAACGTGCTTGAGCATCATTGATTTCAGCATGCAACACTGCCAAGCCGTTGATACTGAGAGCATCAAACACTCCTTCCATGACCAGCACATGTTTCCAACTATCTTGTTGTAAATCTGTACCGAACACGTATCCTGGTTGTATGTCTTGAATATATTTTGGAAGTCTGTCGTCAAGAAATCTAGTGGTATGTCCTACCACTTGTCCGTCATGCGTAAATGGAATTACTATGCCGGGTCGTGGCATAGTTTTATAAAATAATGGATAGTCCGTGGGTATGCAACGATCGTTGAGATACTGTTGTGCCGCCTCATTGAGTGGCTGTGTGTCTGCTGGCAAATCACGATCCTCAAAGTCGATACCTTGTAACTTACTAATTACCTGTTGACGGTCGCTAAGTATACCTTCGATGTTCTTGTGTTTGAGACTTTCAAGATTGATACGTTCAATCTCGTTGCGATCTACATTGAGCCAACCCAGTAGCTTTCTAGCTTTGAATGACAAGTTACGACCCAACACAAAGCTGGCAGTAAACCCGCAATTGAAACAATGATAACTCCAACCCTGGTCTGATGTTTTAAGTCCGCCACGTTGTCTGCGATCTGCACTCTCGCTGTTGTGTACACAACAAGGAGCATTAAAGCTGATCCAGCCCGAACTAGAGCTTTTTCGTTTGGCCGGCAAGTAGGAAAGTATGTCTATCACTCTAGCATTTTAGCATACTTTATGTGTTCAATCAAGTGATCTGCAATGATTTGATGGCCTTTTTCGTTGG